ACGTGTGATTGTGTCGAAGTTATTGGAAACAGTGATCAAGCCGTTCAGAGAGGAAGGAGGACTTTTATGATTGATACACTAAAATGCCTTTTGGGGATACATTCCTATACGGTAATTAGCAATATAGATATTGCACACCCCCTTATAAAAGATTTGCAGACGGCTCATATTATCATTAGTCGCTGTACACACTGCGGAAAAATTAAAACTACACGCATTAAATTAATCAATGAAAACGAGATAATATGAAAACAGTTAAATGTGAATTTGAATTTACGGAAGATTATATACGAGGTATAATAAGTCTTATGGGTCATGAATCTAGTGCAGATTTGATTCTTGATAAATTAGGTGACAAAGTTAAAGTTGATATAGACAAAAGTTTTGATGACAAAGAAGATGCAATTAAATTCAAGATGGCAATTGTTTGTTTTATGATAGTTTCAACAGGATTTGAATAAGAGGTTTAACTTATTAAGAAGTCCCGACAGATTTTTCCTGTCGGGACTTTTCTTTATATAAACAGATAGAACTATTGAGTATTTCTTTTATATTTGCATATAACAAAATATTTTCACTCCAAATATGAATAAGCATAGAAAAATCGTCGGTCGTTCTTATCTCTATCGGATAAAAGATGTTTTGCAAATATATGACGAACATGCAAAATCCGGATTGTCGAACCGCGAAATCCTGCGTCGCTACATCTGGCCCAAATATCATATCTGCGAAAAAACATTTTACAACATCATTAATGCTTCGGCCTCGGATAAATATCAAAAGGCGATTAGCGAACGTGAATCACAACTTTCAATCTGGTAATTAATCCGTAACATTCACGCGGTAGGTATTTTCATACACTTTAATCCCACCCTGAAGACTGTAAGTCCGGCTTACGGTTCTCACCATAGGACCTCGGGCACTATTGAATTTATAGCAGTTCAGTAGTTTGTTGATGTCTGAAGCCATCTTCATGCGATCTGTAGCCTGATTTTCCTGAGTGCTGCCATAATGGGTATCTGCATAGCAGTCTAATGCCAGTTTCACGGTGATCGTTGCTGTGCCTTTTTGCGTGCGGTCCATTAAATTGTCCCAGGCTACTTCGGGTGCGGATATCAGCACGCACGGGAATGTCACCGGATACTGGTCTTCTGCGAAATCAAGCTGTCCGTAATCCTCATCCGTCAGGCTTAGCGACGGGGTTCCTTCTGCTATACGGCTTTGAATATCATTAAAGAGTGTTTCCATGTCGTTTTAATCGTTTTTAAATATGTTATTAATCGCATCTTCCAGTTCTTTTTTTATCACATCGTTCAGCTGTGGAGATGGGCCGATAAATTGCCGCTGCGGTATGTGCATGTGGCGTGAATGGGCCTTTATCACGGTCGATGTCTTACCGTCAGTCTTCTTTCCCTTCCTCTTGTTTGATAGTGACAGATTGCGGGTGTGCTGCGGTATGGACACGGTGCCGTCGAAACCATCATTGTGCACGACTGCATACAGTAGAGGATTGGTGATGGTTACATTTGCGTCTCCCGGATGACTCTCTATGCTGCGCATGAGGTGCGTACGACCGGATAGCAGGGGGCCGTAACCGGAAGCGGCCGACTTTGAACCGGAGAGTTGCCTTTTTGTAACCGGCCATGTCTGGCCTGTAGGACTTTGTCCACGGCGGAAGCAGTCGGTAAAGAAGTTTTTCGCCTTCACACCTATCTTGATCGGAAGCGTAACATGAATAGCTGAATATAATTGTGAATGTTTCTTTCTCAACAATTCCATAAATTGTTCGGGTGTCATTTTTGCTTGTTTTTGTTCGTTTGAATTTTTTCATTCTTCATCAATTTTTTTACTGCTTCTTTTGCTCCGGAATAAGACTCTGTAAAATACGGATGCGTATTACTGAACAGTTTGCCGTCCTTGCCCGGATTGTTATCCAATCCCGGAAGGGGATTCTGTTCGGATGTGACAGCAGGTTCTTTGTTTGCAGATTCATCCGTTTCTTGAAGTGTGCACTGGCATCCCCAATGGTCTCCCGGATGATGCCTATCCCAAAACGGATTGTCTTTCGGTAAGATGGTTCCTACAAAACTTGCATGGACGGTATCCGGATGAACGGCTGTACTTGGCATCCATTCCAGATTAGGAAATAAATCGGCATGGGCCTCAAATTCTTTCCACTGCACGGCATCATGGGCGCGTTTCACAGCCGTGTCATATTCGGTCTGAAGCCATCGACGACATTGATGGTCGGTAATGCCCTGAACATCCTGAGCGAATTTAGAGAAAGGTTTAAGTTGTCCGTTATCGTCAGTCATCTGCGCAGCAATATCGTTCTGTAGACGGTGTACTTTAAAGGCGGAGAATACGGCGTTATTGGTTTTCAGTTCCTGCAAGAAAGTCGTTTTCGGCTCATAATCTATCTGACCGACACCTTCAGATGCGGCATTGTCTATAATACGCCAGGTTTCCCGGAATAGGCTTTCGTCTATCTCATCCTCCGGATTGAAATCTTTTTCATAGATTTTCTTTAAAGCTTTTGTCATAATATCTTCCGAGAATGTAAACGAATGTTCCGGAGCTTTGTTCTCGAGATGGTGATGACAGCAGCTTCCATAGTAGAGATCGTCAATTACCATTTTAAAGCCCCGTCTTGCGGGGCGTTCACGAAAAAACCTTGCAAACGGTTTTGAGGTTGTTTGTTCGGATCCGTATCCTGCCGTCCATCATTTTGAATATTATTCAACAAGACGGTCTGAGCCTGTGACTTTTCCTCCTGCTGACGTTTTAATTCGTCGTAATTGTCCTGTTTCTCTATTTTAAGGGTTTCGTACAGATAATCGTCCGCGATAGGCAAATGGAAAGTATTGTATGCGGTGGATAATACTTCAGCTTTTTCCTTTGTCGTCATCGTTTCTTCTTCTACAAAAACGAATTCACCCCCGGAAGTATTCACGCCAAGTGCTGCAAACTGATCGGCCATCTCGTAATTAAGAACATTCAGGACAAACAGACCGTCCTGGCGTATCAGTTCTTCTTCTACTTTGCTGTGTACAGTGCCAAGAGCCTGTGTACCCGTTTCGCTGGCTTCGGTAGTGAGGGTATTGCCAAGGACGGCTTTACTCATCTCGGCATTACAACGGTCGATTAGTGCAGCATACAGGTCGGACGAACCGGTCTTATTTCCCGCTTCCGGAAATTCAAGTTTTGTTCCGTCCGGACAGATGAAGACGTTTGCACCTCCTTGCTGTTCAGCAGCGCTAAGGACTTCCTGTCGCGCGCCAGGATCGGCCGAATCGTAAGTATACAGACGTGTCGGCATTCCGAAGATTTCAGAGAACTGTGCCCAGTCGCCCAGTGTTCCGCGTTTGTAAATCACGTATGGGGTTGTGCGTGCCAGGATACCGAGCGGTTCTTTACCTTGGATCATCACAAGGTCGGTATATTCGTCGAACGAATGACCGAATATGTCCGTCTGTCTGGTCTTAATTAGCCTGAGAACCGGATCTACATGCTTACGCGGAATAAGGAAGTAGTCTATCCATCCCTGTTCGTTGATGTAGAACTGTACCAGGGTAAATCCCCAAAATTGCGAGTCGATAACATCCTCTACGAAACGAAGGAACCAAGGCGATGCAATCTGTGCATTCACGCGGTCATCTGCCACACCGTTGCGACGGAACTCAATCCGCTTTCCGACAGTTCCGGACTTGCGTTTCTGAATGACAGAAAACAAGTGTGGATCCATCACAGCCTCGGCATAAAGATCGTATAATTTGGTCCTTTGAGTGAGGTCTACATTTTCCGCGCTGCGGATCGCCAGCATGTAATCATCCAGCGTAATTCCGAAACGTCGCGGCTGGGTGATAATAACTGTTCCTTGAGGACGTGTCATCGGGCTGCCTTCCGTGATTCGGTTTCCTTTCCCCCTATTGAAAAAAGAGGTTATTTTATCGGATATGATCATAATTGTAATGTATTAAAGATGATTGGTACGTTTAGGGTTACTTGACATCAGCCAGGGACTGTTTATCTTTTGTGTGTCGTTGCCAAGAAGTGGTACTCCGTCTATACTGATTTTGCAGGAGGCCACCTGTTTGAGCCAGTCAATAGCCCGGTCGTATCGGTCCTTACGAATCTGTGAGAGTTTCTGCGGATTGTGTATGCAGAATATGTGATATACACTGATGTCAATAGCCATCATCAGGATGAGCGGGTTTCGGCTGTCGCCGGTTGCAGAAAAAATTGTGTCAACATCATAGCGGGCTGACATGTATCCGCGCATCTCGGCGATTGCGCGGTCTTCACATATCTCTATGATAGCGGCGTCACTCCGTGTAAGAGCAGTCAGTATTTCGGCATGGATGCTCGCATCATAGTCTTCAGTATTGATGAATGTACTCATAATTTATGATTGTTATGTTTTAACTTATTTCCTCCAAGGGTAATAACCGGGTTTCTGGAGCCTTCTTTCTTGCGTAGAATCCTGTAACCGCCTTCCACGCAATCGGGTCCGTCGGCTGGATATTTGAGCGAAAGGGTAAACAGCTTGAACTGGTCGTCGAGACGCTTCATATGAGGGTTGTCCTGCTCATCTACGTTGAAGATAATATTTCCTTCCTCAAACAAGGGCTGCAAGTTCGCTTCGATACGGGTTGCCTTGTCTGTCTTTTTCTCGGTATCACCTTTGATATAAAGTTGTATATGGTGCTCCTGTGCGGCTTTCTGGTACAGAGGCTTAAACACCTGTTGGAAAAAAGGATCCTGCAACTTGTTATTTTCCATGTAGCAATAAACGTTGGTTTTACCGTTTACATAGCGGAGAAGTTCCACGTACCAGCCAATGAAGTCGGCATTCAGTCCGCGATCCAAAAATACTTTGATTACATACAGTGTCTTGGCAATGATTCCGAGCAACATGCAACTTTTCGTACTGCTGTTCTTCGTCTTGTTCTCGCCCGGTGCAGGGTCGCCATAGATGACCAGAAAAGGGAACTTCTGCAAGGCCGGTATTTTACCGTAAGTGAGCTTCTTGAATATCTCTCCTTCGGTTATCGGATTGTTGTAATATTCCTTTTGTGCACTTGCCGCGCTGATTTTACGGAGTACGGTGTCGATATGTTCCTCCGTATTCTTTTCCGGCCAGCTGCTGTGCCCGTTTTTGTCGCGTATGTTCACGATATCGTGATGATCAGCCAATTTTGCCGCACGGGCTACGCAGCAATCCCGGGCGATAAGATTCCCGCACCATATTATAGTGGTGGGTTCCGAGATGGAACGGGTAGCATAAAACGCCTGCTCGTACCATTCCCACTTTTTTGTGACAGTTTCAATATTACGGCAGTCTTCGTCAGTGTCGAAGTCATCCACCAACAGGACATCCGGGCGGACGGCTTCGTTTCGGCTTCCACGGGGAGCATTTCCGGCACCGATGGCACGGAAGGCACATCCGCATTTCGGGATAAATTCCGTATCGGTCCACGAACCTAGATTTATCTGCGTTCCATAATAGGCTTTAATTCGTCCGTTAGCTTCGAAGTTAGCCCTGTAAGGATCAAGTAATCTCTTGGCGGAGTCCTGTGTGGCACTGGCCAGCATTACGTTCTTTTTCTTTCCCGTAAGGGCAAGATACATCACACAAAACATTACCACGGTACTCTTTGCCAGTTCGCGGCTCCAGGAGAGTACTTCGTACCATTCAGGATTGTTCAAAATCCGTTTGATTGCTTTTTTATGGAATGGAGCAAACGGATATTTGGCATACTTCGGAAAGAAGAATGCAATCCATTCTTCCGGGTGTGCTTCCAGGTAAAGCCGATGCTTTTCAATTTCGGCTTTAGACATTTTGGAATCTACCGGTGTGGAACGCGTGATATCTTCTTTATATTCTTCCCATTTCCGAAGAGAGTCTCTATCCTGCTGTATCATAACTGGTCTTTTAGAAATTTATCCCAAAGTTGCGTGAATTCCTTTGCCTTGTCATAATCCACGGGACGAAGCCATTCAACGAACCGTATGCCCACACTTACGATGTCGGATATTCCGATATCTGTTTCCATTTTTTTGATAGCTGCAGCAAGTTTTCCAAGAGTGTCGGCTTCGGCTGACGTGGCAAAACGTTTTCCTTCCTCACGGTTTAGAATTACATCATTCAATTCCATGACCTGTCTCTGTAGATTGGCTATCTGTTGTTCCTTACTCAGTGTGATGCCCACTTTCATCTCTTCCCATTTTCCATCCTTGATCCATCGAATTATGGATTGACGGGTAGTTCCCACGCGCTCGGCAATTTCAGCCTGGGTGAAATTCTCTTTCAGGTAGAGCGTTCGGGCATATTCTTTTTTCTGTTGACTTGTCAAATCTGCCATATCGATAATATGTTTATGCACAAAGTTGCATAAACATGGCGGGTAAAGAAAATTAAAATGAACAGCTTGCATGCTATTACAGAGTTGTTACATAAGACTTTATAAGCGTTACATACTTTTTTGGAGAGTGGATTTAGGCGAGGTAAGTTTGCGTAAGAAAAACAAAGAATGCGATGAAAATCTTCAAACAAATATTGAGTGAAACCACTGCGAGCCTGCTCTTGTACGGCGAGATCAGTGATGAAAGCGGCGACGGAAAAGTATCGAGCCGCGACTTTGTACAGGAACTGATGTACCTGCAGGGGCAGTATCGCAATATCGAGATAAGAATAAACTCTATCGGGGGTGACGTGTATCCGGGTATTGCTATCTATAATGCAATAGCCAATTGCCCGGCAGATGTGAGTCTTTTTGTTGATGGTGTTGCTGCCAGTATTGCCGGCATAATAGCTCTTTGCGGCAGACATTTGGAAATGAGCAAATACAGCCGTATCATGCTACACAATGTAAGCGGAGGAGTGTTCGGCAATAAGAATGAGTTGCGAGAGATGATTCAACAAATTGAGGGGCTTGAGGACACAGTGGCGACAATGATTAGTAAGCGGTGCGGAAAGACCCCCGAAGATATCAAATCCATGTATTTTGACGGAAAGGATCACTTTCTGACTGCGCAAGAAGCACAAGAAGCCGGGCTTATTGATGGGATATATGATGCGGAACCGGTACCGGATGATGCCACCACTGAAGATATATACAAGATAATTACTAACCGGCTGATGAAGCCACAAAATAATCATAACATGAAATTGGAAGATGTAAAAAAAATTCCGCGCTTTGCCAATTGTGCAAGCGAAGAAGATGTGACACGTATACTGAAAGAGACGGCCGATAAAGCCGACAGAGCGGAAACGCTTGAAAAAGAAAATGGCGAACTGAAGACTCAGATAGCCGCCGAAGAGGAAAAACAGATTGAAGCCATTGTGGAAAATGCCGTAAAGGACGGACGTCTCTCAGCAGATCAAAAGGATTCCTACAAAAATATTTTGAAAGCTGACCGCGAAAATGGTGAAAAAATTCTGAATGCCATGCATCCAAAACGTTTGTTGAAAAATGAATTTAATAACAACGAACCGGAAGCTAAAAGTGCTTGGGATCGCAGACAACAGGAAATCAAAAATCATTACAACGGAGTGAAATGAGTGTACCTGTTAAACATGGCGGAATGTCTGCCGGAGTGCAGAAACCACCGATAAAAAGTTTTGGAGGCACGCTGGTGACCGGAGGCAAAACAAAGGTAACTATACAGGGAAAACAACGGATCGGCTTCTAAACGATCCGAATTAATAGATGTTTAATAATTATAAATATTTGTTTTATGGCAATTAATGTATCTAATACAAATTATAGTGGCGAAGTACTTGAACAATTGCTCACCCTTGCCGCTACAGGAAATGAGATCGTGGATAAAGGTCTGATGATGGTCATTCCCAATGTAACCAAAAAAATCAGCATTCCACGCATCAAGACAGGGAAAATGTTGCAAAAAGTGAATAATAACCCTACTTTGGAAAACAGCAAGGGTGATTTTACTTACAGCGAACAGGTACTTGAACCGCACAAGTTTATGGCGTTTACCACCTTCGATCCGGCCGCTTTCGAAAATATCTGGCGTCCTTTCCAACCGACCGGGAATCTTGTATTCCGCGAACTTCCTGCCAATATACAGAACAAGCTGCTTGAAGAACTAAGCAAACAGGTCACTTTTGAATTGGGCGACCACTATATCAACGGCGAGTATGGTGACGGAGCTGATCAGCTGATGAACGGCATCCTGCCACAAGCGGCAAAGGCTACGGATTACGTGTTGGCAACTACTACGGAAACAACTATGCTTGGAAAGATGAAAGCTTTGCGCTTGAAAATTCCTTTGACTATGATCGGAAATCCGAAGTTGCGTATCCTTATGAGCTATTCTGACTGGATGACCTACGACGACGAACTCACAGCAAAAGAGAACAAGAATGTGAATGATACTACTTTAAACCCGAAGAAGTACAAAGATATCACTATCGAGACACTTGCTAAGTGGCCAGACGGTCTTATCGTAGCCACCCTTTGCAGTCCGGATACAAACGGGAACTTGTTTGCTGCCGTAAACCTCAGTTCGGATGAGGACGTGATCCAGATAGACAAATTGACAAATGCTAGCGATTTGTATTTCTTCAAGATGAAGATGGAGGCAGACACCAACATCGGATTCGGAGAAGAATTCGTAGTACTCGACAGCCGTGGAGGATCAGCAACCTTTAAAGCTGCATGATCATGGCTAGCAGAGGATTGAGAAACAATAACCCTTTGAACATCCGTAAGAATTCGGATTCGTTCAAGGGTGAAATAATCGGTTCGGATAAGAGTTACAAGACGTTTATCGATATAGCACACGGGTACCGGGCAGGAATGAAAATCCTGCAAGGATATCAAGAACGAAAGGGCCTGAAGACTATCCGCACGATTATCTCGCGCTGGGCGCCGCCTAACGAGAACGACACGCAAAGCTACATTGCCACCGTGAGCCATGTGAGTGGTATCGGTGCAGATAAGACAGTGAATCTGTCGAATCAAAATGACATGACACGTATCGTGGCCGGAATGAGCCAGGTGGAAAACGGGGTTCAGGCAAATATGAATGATATCAGAGCCGGTTGGGACTTGCTCTGTAAACTCTAAAAAAATTATGATGACGGATTGGACACAGATAATTTTGGTTTTTGTTTCGCCCATGGCGGCGGCGCTCGGTTTATGGATCGGACGTAAATTGAACAAGACAGAGCTGGACAAGGCTCTTGTAGAGATACAAAAACTTCGCGAAGAACTTAAACAAATGAACTCCGCTACGGTAAACCAGGAACTTGATAATGTCCGTAAATCCGTCTCTATTCTAATGACTGACATTGTAGAACCCTTAAAAAAGCAATTAAGTGATTTACGAAAAGAAGTGGGCGGCTTGCGCCGTGCTGTGGAGAAAAGTAAGAGCTGCAAGTATCTGTCTGATTGTCCTGTTGTTCGCGGCCTGCAGGACCTTGAGCGAAACGACCCGGACGACGGAGAACGCGGAAACAACCCGGTTGATGAAAAGTCTCGAAAGATCCGTAAACCGCGTGACGACCTACATACCGAGTCAGACATACGAGGTCCAGCTGACAATTAATCCAAGCGCGATAGACAGCTTGCCTTCTGGGGCAGTTTATACGGCTCGTGATGGACCGACCAGCGTAAAAGTGGGCAGAAATGAAAAAGGATATATCAAGATAACGGCGCGATGCGACAGTATACAGCAACGAGTCGAGATATATCAGGACAGCATCATCCGGCTTAAGGAACAGAAAGACAGTCTTATTTACACAAGAAGAGATTCCTTATCTATACAAAAATCTGTTCCTGTCGGAATAAGTTTTAAAACGGGCTTTAAATGGTTTTTAATCGGTTTGATTTCCGGAACCATACTTGCCTATCTTACTAAAGTATTAATAACTAAAAAATTGATTTGAAAATGGATGGATATGTTAGTGGCAGCGACCTGCTTTTAAGTGTTTCAGGCAAGTGTGTAGGACATTGTACGAAGCATGAGACTACCTATCAGAGCGATACAAAAGAACGTTCCGTGAAGCCGGCTTCTACAGAGAAACAAGGCTCTGCCGGACTCTTTAAATCTAAATCCGTTACGGGGTTAAAGATAAGTGTTACGGCTTCCGGGCTTGCTTATTATTCCGAAACCGAAACGGGCGTGAAGACTGTTCTTACAGGGTGGTATGCCGGGAAAAGCGTAGAGCTTAAAGCTTTTCACCGTGAAAGTGATACATCCCCTTATCTGGTTGGAAATTTCGTGATTGATTCAATCAAGGAAAGTTCTCCGGCTCAGGATGATGTGACTTACGATATCAGTTTATCAAATGATGGAGCGCCTAGTGTATTTGCGCCCGATAACTATGAAGGTGTTGCGGAGGGTTAGCATATGGGTAAAGTGAAACTATACGGCAAAGAGTACCCAATGTATGTAACGATGGGAGCAATGAGGCGTTTCAAGAAAGAAACGGGTTCCGAGGTGTCCCAGATGGGCAATGATATCGTGAATATCACGACGTTCATGTGGTGTTGCGTGGCTTCTGCCTGCAATGCAGAAAATATACCATTCCAGATTGATGCGGACAAATTCGCGGATGGAATCAGTATGGATGACTTCGTACAATTTCAGAAAGCCTTTGAGGAAAACACCTCGGGTGACGATGCAAAAAAAAAGAATCCGTCGAAGTCGAAATAACCGGACTGCTTGGAATTGCCGTAGGCGGAATAGGTATGAGCATAGAAAGCTTTGACCGTCTCACTCCTGCGGAATTCCAGGCAGTTTATGATAATTGGCGGCGCTACGGCATACAGGAGTATTGGGAACGCTCGAGATTTATCGCCTGCAGCATGTTGCAGCCATGGAGCAGTAAGGCCTTAAAAGTGACAGACATTTGCCGGTTCGACTGGGACGATCCCGATAAGGGAAAGAAAAAGGAAACAAGGAGTACTCGGGAAAGATTCGAAATAATGAAAAGAAAGGCGAAGATGGATTAATCCTTGAAAAAATTGTGAAGAATAGCCCGGAGCATTCCCCATGAGTATAATACTATAAATGTAATTGCAAGAACGTATTTCATACCTAATCATTTAATTCATACAAATATATGTCTAATATTTCAGTTAGCATAGAATTTAACCTAAAAGATTTAATATCAGAACAGTTAAATAAAGTTGCAGAATCCATGCAGGGTATTGTAACCAAGGCATCCCAGGTTGGCCAAAAAGCTTCTGAATCTATGAAAGGCATAGAAAATGCTTCGGACAAAGTTAAAACATCTGCTGAAAAAATAACCGATGCGCTGAAGGATACCGGAGAAGAAGCGGTTTCTTCAGGGAAAAAGACAAAAGAATCGTTTGGAGGTGTAGAAGAATCCGGAAAAGACGCGGAAAAGGCCGTTGATAAACTGAAAGTGTCTGTATCAGGGCTTCGCGCTGTTGACCTGAATTCGATTCTTCAACTGTCAGACAGATTCGGAGAAATGTTTACGGAAGCTGGTGAAAAAGGTCTTTCTTTCAATCAATCCATGGCGGATTTAAGCTCAATAACCGGAATTGTGGGAGATGATTTGGAACAGCTGAAAGAGAAATCGCGTGAGTTCGGAAAAGAGTCCGGACTTGGAGCTGACAACACGGCACGTGCCTACTCTATTCTTGCATCACAGATACAGGTAGCCGATATTGGCATGAACGGATTGAATGAACTGGCTGAAAAGTCCATCAAATTGGCAGAAGCATCCGGAATGACAATCGACAATGCAGCAAATTCTTTGGCAGGAACAATAAACCAGTTTGGTCTTGGAGCTGATCAGGCAGGAAGGGTAATAAATGTTCTGGCTGCCGGTTCAAAATATGGAGCTGCCGAAATTGTAGATCTTTCAGAATCATTCAAAGTCGTTGGAGCTGCTGCAAGCGCAATGGGCCTGAATGTGGAACAGACAGCCGGCGCCTTGGAAGTCCTATCAAAAGCAAACCTGAAAGGAAGTGAATCCGGAACCGCGCTTCGCAACATTATATTGAAACTGAATACGATGCTCAATGTGGACTTGACAAAGACATCGCTCAGTTCCGCCCTCGATGCGCTAAAACCGAAACTTTCCGATGCCACTTATTTAAGTAAAATCTTCGGTATGGAGAATATTGCGGCAGCGCAATTCCTGATTAAGAACTCGGAAGCGGTTGATAAAATGACAGCCTCCGTGACGAACACCAATGTGGCCGAAGAACAGGCTGCGATACGAACAGAAACAAGCGCTCACAAAATGGAAGTGATGAAAGCGCAAATCAATGACATAAAGATCGGATTGACGGATCTTACAGGAAGTTTTGCTCCATACATAATGATCGTATCGGAAAATGCCGCTAACATTGCTGCTTTAGTTTCTATTTTCGGACAGCTTAAAGGTGTAATGCTAACCGTCAAGGAAGTTACAGTAGCCTGTACCAGTGCAACCGCCATACACGCTGCCACCACTAAAGTGGTAGCAGCAGCTACCAAAACATGGGAAGCCGTACAGATGGCTATGAACGCCGTACTGAGTGCAAATCCTATAGCCGTTGTAATAATGGCTGTTTCCGCCCTTGTTGCCGCAGTGATTTATGCTTACAATCACTTCGAAGGATTTCGTCAGGTGTGTGACAAAGTCTGGATGGCCGTGAAGAATGTGGCATCCGCAGTATGGAACTTCCTGGTAAAAGCCTTCCAAAAGGCATCGGCTGTAATCAAAGAAGCGTGGGAATGGGTGAAAAACTTCTTCGGAATCAGCGACGATCCTGTAAAAAAGAGTACGGAATCCGTACAAGAGAATACGGAGGCAATTGAGCAGAATGCGGCGACAAAAAAGAAAAACGCTAACATAGACCTTTCGCTTGATGGTAACAAAAAGAAGAAAAAGCCATCTCCGAAAGGAAGTCTTGGCTACCTTGACGAACAAATAGAAAAGCAAGAAAAAAAAGTAGATAAATCCATAGATCCTGAGAGCCGTACGAAATTGTATCAGGAACTTCAGGAAATGAAAGAAAAGCGTGCAGAACTGGAAATTGAACTCACTCTTCCTGAAGGGTCTATCAATAAACTTGAGGCCCAGATTCAGGCAAAACAGACCAAGTTGTCTCTTGCTGTGAACCAGGAGGATCGGATAAGGATCCAGAGCGAAATAGATGAACTCACCAACAAAAAAAACGTCATTTCTTTCGAATTGGAAAACAAGCAGGATGTGGATAAGGTGATAGGAAAACTCGGAACTGAGGCCCAGAAAAATCTGCTGGCTATGGTAAACCGTCCGAAAGCTTACGAGAAAGAAGTAGAAACGAAATACAATGGCAAACAGATACAGGCTATCGATGACTTGAAAACACCGGTAAAGAATCTCAATACATATCAAAAGGTCATTGACGAGACAAGGAAGAAACAGGAGAGAATGACTTCCGGGATATACAGTATAGGAAATGCTTTCAGCAGTCTTGGCCGAAGTATCGGCGGACAAGCAGGACAGTGGTTGGAATGGGGAGGCAATGTTGCCCAGGCAACAGCTCAGGCAATATCGGCTATAATGACTTTGCTTCCTGTCCAAAAAACAAGTACTGTGGCAGCTCAGGCAGAAGCAGGATCAAAAGCGGCAGATTCGGTGGCAGGGATACCGATTGTAGGAGCTGCAATGGCTATTGCGGCTGTAGCCAGTGTAATGGCTGCTTTTGCAAGTCTTCCAAAATTTGCTGCCGGGGGACTTGCCTACGGTCCTACACTCGGTATTTTCGGAGAATATGCCGGAGCCAGTAATAATCCGGAGGTGGTGGCTCCTTTGGATAAATTGCAGAATATTATCGGTACAGGCGGAAGGAATGATGGCACGGTGAAATTCCATATAGAGGGTCGCACGCTTGTAGGTATTTTAAATAAGATGAATCATATAACCCGTAGAACGACATGAAAGCCTTAAGATTTTATGGAGAGACGGTATCCGTGAAGGGTCGAATAATACGGGCCGAGATTTGGAAGGAAAAGACAGATACTGATACTTGGACGGCTGAGGAAATGGAGTTATCCGAAGATCCTTTTGTAATTGAATGGGATGATAAAGATAAAACGGATCCCGTAAAGACTTCGCATGCGACATTGACATTGAACTCTGAAACAGATAGAAAATATATTGAACTTTACTCGATAAAATGGGACGATGCCCGATTGGATATTTATATTGACGGAGTTTTGTATTGGAGCGGAATGTTGGATCCGGAAGTTTATGAAGAACCTTATTCTTATGAAAAGAATTATGATGTAATATTAACATTCAGTGATTTGGCGGGCTTGGATAGGAAAAACTTCTCCGGAAGCGGATTAAAAAGTATTATGACTCTTTTTTCGGAGATAATTACTGCCAGCGGTCTAAATCTTACAAATACAGTGATAAAGGCCACTCTCTGTTGGGGGACTGATGATGGAGGAGAAACCGTAGATTTTAATGACCTATATATAGACAGCGGGAACTGGTTTGATGAGGATGGAGAAGCTATGAGTCTATATAAAATTCTAGAAGAGATATTAAAGGCGTTTTCATTAGGTTGTGAACAACGGGGAGGAGTTCTTTACATCTATGATTTAGAAGGCTTGAGGACAACAGGGAAAACGGAGAATGTAAATTGGAGTGACACAGATTCCGTGTTGGGAGTAGATAAAGTCCTTAACAATGTAAAAGTCACATTTTCACCCTATGGCAACACGACCCTGCTTGACCAGGGAGTAAGTTATCAGGAAGATTCGGCCGATGAAACGTTTACAATACCCCTTGACGGAGAATTAGAAAATAACTCTTATAAAAATCCGAATGGATTTACCTTGCGTATAGGTGATGGAGGTGAAGGTTTAATAGCTAAAAACGGAGCAAAATATTTTAAGACAACTCCTTTATTAAGTGGAGATACACATACGGGAGTATTGCTAAAATGGCAACGATTCCGACCTGAAAGTTATTATCCTACCGCTCCCACTCAGCTAAAAGGCTTGGAGATGTTGGGCACAAACAGCCGTGAAAGTGATGATCACACTTATTCAGGGTATTATAATTTGAGATGGCATGAACCGACAACGGATATAACAGCTATAAATGCTCTGAAAGAAATCGTGAGAACAAAAAAAGTATATGTACCCTATTTGCATAATACGGATTATAAATTAAGAATGAAAACGGAGATTCTATTTGACTTCGTTTTAAATCCTTTTGAGGGTTCCGGTAAATTCAATGTCGAAACGGATAATCTGATAAATGGAAGTGAGGAAGTTAACTATATATATATTCCTGTAAAAATAAGGCTCTGGAATAATAATAACGATGAGTCTTCTTTACTTGAGGGATATACACTTGAAACACCTTATGCCAACGATACGGCAGAACATTCTGACGGTGACAACTGGACAAAAGCTTCGGCTGCCGTAGCAGTAGGTTATCTTTGTTTCTATGATGCTTCGAATATAGATCACGGGAACAGCTTAACAGGAGGAAAAGGCTTTGCAAATAACAAATGGATGATTGGATTTACAACAACAATTCCTTCTTCCATCTCTAAGCTTGAAGCTGGAGAATATTTAAAAATGCCTTATGAAGGGGGATGGATGGATATAGCCATTATGGACGGAATTTATATGCTTGATGCACATAAGCGTCGTGTTCGTGAAGACTATAATGGCATGATAGTCTGGTATCTCATCAAAAATATAAGTATTGAACTTGTTGATCAATATGGGAATAGTATTGATACGGAAGATGTGGAGGATAAAGCTTATATAAATACGAATGCCAAGGAAGGAGAAAACGTAGATACTATTGTAGGAACATCAGGGACATTGCCTCCTTCTTGTCTTGGGCTTCTGAAAAGGGCCGATTATACAGTCGTCGACAAATTAAAACGTGCAGGAACGGAAGATAGCTTATCTCATCTTATAATAAATAATTATTATTCACAATACGCAGATCGGTGTTTTAAGATAACAGGAACAGCCGAATTACCTGAAGCTGATACTCTGCTTTTCTCAGAAGCTGTGACTGCCGGTATTTTTATGAGATTGGGAAGTGTTGAAAATTTATGTAAAGAAGAATCAGAGCTCCATCTCGTACAATTAAAAGAAGAACACTATTGTTCCGAAGATGTTTAACTAACATTTAAACAGTAATAAAATGACAGAAAAAGAGACATATACGGTGATAACCAATAAACGGGCGGCCAGGCCACGAAGTGAACGGCTTAGAGAACTTGGTACAGCCGGGGTGTCTTCTTCCGGCTCTGTCTCAGAAACGAAAACTACTGTCACAGGAAATGGACATACGCATAACAATAAACCTTTATTGGATAGTCTTAGTCGTGATGATGACGGATACTTATATATGGATCCATCTACGACAGAAGATAATACAGATACAGAAGATGATTCGAGACAAAAAGTAAAAGCTGGATATGCCGATAATATATCCGAAGACTCTGATTTTTGGAAGAAGGTCCTTCGCAAAGACAAAGAGGATTCAACTAATTTCCTTGTTTCTTTTTTAGGAGGTTTAATTTCCGGTCTTTACACCGAAGGCTCCGAAACCGGTTCAAAGCTACATTCTGATGGTCTGGCCGAACTTGGCCGGCTTCAAGTTAACGGTAATTCAGAATTTCGTAAAAGCCTTGTTTCTAAAGATTATATATCAGGATTCACGACGGGTAAAGGTTGGGCCCTTTTCATCCAGGAGGTTGTGAATGCTCTGGGCGTAAAAGAAAATAAATCCACACTGGAAGTGGATAATGCCATTATCCGCGGTTCTCTTCGTGTCTTTGAATTTATCGTTTCGCAGATGCTCGGTGAAAATGATAACCGTATCTTTTCGGGGATGATGGAAGTGAATCATTATGATAGCACCTCCGGAAGAGTCTATCTAAAAACCGAAAACGGAAAGCTGTATAATCCTTTCCGTGCCGGTGATTACATTATGGTGCAGCAGTACAACGGTTCCCCGTCAGCGGAAAACAATAGTTACATCACAAAAACCTACGAACTTATAATCACGGCTGTTGGTATAGGCGATACATCCGCCGGTGAAAATCGCCTTGACTGGGTGACTTTCAAGAATTTTTCCAGTACGATGGATGGCGCATCTACATCGCTTATTGTAGAAGGTGATACGTTCGTCCGCATAGACAATGCTACGGATACAGATCGTAAAGGTATCATGCAAATCATGTCTGTAGGGAATAAGACTCCTTATCTGGATGTAGCCTACGGATTAAAGACTGATCCGGACAATGCCCTCAAAACCCGTATCGGCAATTTGCAGGGCATATATAATCACCTGTTCGGATGGCTACAGGATTTCGGTGCCTACGTGATTAATCTCTATGCGGTAGGCGAGTATAGACAGCGCAGCACCGGTGAGGACCTGAATAGCAAGATAGATATGCTCCGCGGAATGTTCGCAACCAACTATCAAAAAATAATATATCAGCTTACCGAGGATGACAACTATTTAAAGAACGCTACCTTCACCGAGTCGCTTGACGGTTGGACATTTGCCAACGATTCGCAGTTTGTTACGCTAAACGATGAACTGATTTATCTTAATTCTCCTTTGGTTACCAGGTTGCAGGTAGCGCAGGTGCAGCAGTACGACGGGAAGAACATGCTCCGCCTCACAAACAGCTATGTCCGGCAACCGAATTCCCTGATAAAGAAGCCAGGCATGCACAAGGAATATACGGCAGGCAGCGCAGAGACGTCTTCTGCCTATACAGAAGTGAAGAACGAACTTTATATGTCCGTGAAGTTCCTTTGCCGGGAATCCGGCACGCTCACGATGGGTTTTGAAGGAGCCGGTACCGCGGATGCAAATGCTATGCCCTATATTCAGGCCGCTATCACAGCAGATACGGACTGGCAGATTCTACAGCATTCCGGAACATGGGATTCGGTAGGAGATTTCCTTCTGCAATTCACAGGCGATATGTATATATCAGAGCTTGCCATAACGGATCATCCATTGGATGAATATAAGAAGGAGGTTAGCACATCTATTGTACAGACCGCTACTAATATACAGTTGCTTGGCAACAATATTGATACGCTGAAAGGTACGGCGACTAAATTGGGTATTGATCTTGATGCAGCCAATGAGAGCATTGCATTGTATGCTGACAAGACGGACAAACTGGAAAATTCGGTAACCCAATTGGGCGTGCGTATCAGTGCAGCAGAAAGTAATATAACACTCTATGCAAATCGCATTACTGCTACCGAGACGGCTGTTTCGCAACTGACTGTGAAAACAGACGGACTAACTTCTTCGGTGACATCTGTACAGGGTGACATTACAACGGCCAATTCGCGTATTTCTACGCTGGAGGGCAAGGTAGGTAAGGCGGAGACTTATACACAGTCGTCAAATCCGTGGAGCTCGTGGTCAGGCGGTACTGAAAGTCAGCATGTCGGGGCCGTATGGCATAATACATCGGACGGTAACACATACCGGTATATAGGATATGACAATTCAAACAGCTGGGAGAATATCACAGACATTGCATCTTCGGCCTCTTATGTTTCACAGAACAAAGACAAGATTTCGGTTGTTGTGGGAGGATTTGATGCATCTGGAAATTTGATTAATTATACCGGTCTTGTTACTACAGCAACAGCTGCATCTTTATTTGCAGAACATTTTAACTCTGACGGTTCTCTTATTAATACAACAGGACTTGTATTGCGTGACAATGTGATAAGCATGTATGCGTTTGATGCTACCGGAAATTTAAAATCACTTGTGACTCAGACGGCTGCTACCTTCAAGATTCAGGCTTCACAGATATCACTGATAGGATATACAGACATCAACAATAACTTCCAGATAGCGGAAGCCGGCAGCATCTATTTATATAGAGGGGCTTCCTTCACCTCATATCGCGATGATGCGGCAGGTACTAACGGATTACCTTATGATTATGCCCAGATTAATGCCGGTAATTCTTCTGGATACATCTATGCTCATTGCACATTAGAAAACTCTGTTGCTGCATATTTTTCGGCTGCTGGAAGTAGCAAGATGGCACTTAAAGCCGAAGGTGGAGCGCTTTTTGATCACCTGGGCATGAAAACGGGTGTCTTTTCCTACAACGGAGGGTCTCCTGACGGTCAGGTAATCGTAACGAAAGTGTCAAGCGCAACTAATTATAGTTATACCCTTCCTGTACCGAAAACAGATGGTGAAATCAAAATCGTCAAGAAAATTGGGACAGGAAACATCATTGTTAGTCCCGACTATGGACACAATATTTACAACGATTTCAGCAGCAATGGTACGTCGGTAGCATCAAGCGTTACGATAGACAATGCTAATGCCGGCATTTTTATATATTCCGCCACATTGGGTGGTTGGATTTCCATGAAATTAGGATATTTTTAAACTATATTGATATGAAAGTAAATCTAAAAAAACAATTTGTGGATTTTGCTAATCCAAACAAGCAGCAGGAAGAAATATGGAAACTCATGAGTGTTGCATTGTTTAATTTAAATCACATTCACGGAACGGAATTGAACGCGGAGCAGAAATACGCAGCGTACCTTTTGTGCCGGAAAATTTCAGAGCACCCGGAATCGGTTGATATCACATCCGAGGAAGCCGTCATGATTAAGAATGTAGCTGCTGAGACGTTAAGTGCTGGAGCATACGGTCAGATAGTAGATTTAATTGAAAAAAAATAACTATTTAAAAACAAAGAAAATGAAAAAAACAGTAACAACAGCTACCGAAAAGTTCAGTGAACAAGTAGGTGACAACATTAAGATTGATTTCGTAAAAGTAACGACTGCAAGCAACGTAACTATTTCCGGAAAAGTCACCAAAGACGAAAAAGAATGCGGTACCATTGCCTATAATAAAGTGGACAATTATCTCATATGCAACCTTAAGATGGAAGATTATTTAACCTCAGAAGAAGTTAAAGCCATCTATGCTGCCGTTCCGGATTGTATCACTGAAATTTTAGCATAAAGATATGGAGACTACACAACAGGAATTGGAAGCTTTTTATACAAAAGCCCTTCCCGGCTTTCTGGAATATGTGCGTCAGCATTCTTCCAGTGCGGGAGAAATCGAGATCGTGAATTCGCTCGACGGGATTACTTCTATTCCTGTCGTGTACGAGTCCGGTGGTGTGAAAAAGTATGCCCGTGCTCCAATACAATTATTAAAAACCGATGTAGATGAAGCCGTAGAAGCCTGCAATGCCGCTGCTTCTACTGCCAATACAGCTGCTTCTGTAGCCAACAGTGCGGCGACAGCGATTAATACAGCAAAATCAGATGCAGAAGCGGCCGCAACTGCTGCAAATTCAGCCGCCACAGCTGCTACCGCTGCAAAAACATTTTGTGATGCCGTCATAACACAATGTCAGGCCGCTACACAAGAAGCCATTTCTTCCGCTGCAACAGCTGATAACAAAGCGTCTCTTTGTGAAGCTGCTACCACAAATGCTCAGAGTGTGTCAGACCATCCTACTTATGTAGGAACTGATAATTACGTATATAGATGGGATCTCATTACACGGTCCTATACTAAGACGGACATTTTCGTAAAAGGCAACACAGGTAATAGCGGAGTGTCTATTTCGTCTACAGAGCCAACCGATCCCAATATTGGCGTTTGGATCGACCCTGACGGGGAATCAAATACGATAGTCGTTGATACGATTTCACATGACGAGTCAGTGACTTCTCCGGCAAACATGTCAGGTGATATTAACGGTTCTGTAATAAAGAAAATACGTTCTCTTCACAGACGCTGTCTAGCGAAATATTTAGGCGACGGAAAGATGGCAATATGCTATTTACAAAATGATAACAGTAATTTTTATTTTGACGGAACAGAAGCTGTTTTAGATGGAACCGAAGGTGATGTGATGGTATACAGGCCTTCTTATTCACATCTTTTTGAGCGAATTGATGAAAATCGTTTTAAAGTGTCTTTCTCGCTTATCGCTTTAGGAGGGATGTGGAAAAACGTTGACGCGTGTTTGATCGGAGCCTATGAAGCT